GGCTAAAGGGGTTGCCGAAAACAAGCCGGATGCCGTTGCATTGGGCGGCCCTGGCGGCGGCCCTGGCGGCGTCCCTGGCGGCGTCCCCGGCGGCGGCGGCCCAGGCGGCGGCGGCCCTGGCGGCGGCCCCGGCGGCGGCGTCCCTGGCGGCGGCCCCGGCGGCGGCCCTTTCTTGGTCAGAAATTAGTCCGTTAGCGAAGTCTCGCGCAGCTTTGATAGCAAGCTCTGGCCGCTTATCGTTTGAGTATTTCTTCCAGATGGGTAAGACTTCTTCGGAGAAATCAGCCGCCATGAGCCGTGCGATATTGTCGCAGTTTTCAACGGTCGCGCAGAGCGCCCAAAGCGCATCATCTAGGCCGTTGGATTGGAGAATGGTGAGCAGGTTGATCGGCTCGGTATCCTTCACGCCCTTTAACGCGGCGCGAAGGAATTTGTACCGAGTCTCGCAAGCGCCCGCGTTCTGCAAGCGTTTGAATGTGGTGGTCAGTGTCATAGCGCCTCCAAGGAACCGCAGCAGACCATTCCGATGAACGCATCGGTATCGGGATCTACAACGTAGCAATGGTTCATGGTGTTTGCAGGCGGGCAGCCGGGAAGGTTCTTTACACGAATCACGTCGCCCTTTCGTAAACTGGTGCGCCCATCAATAATGTCGATGAGCGCCGGATCATACCTGTACAACTTGCCAACTCTGACCTTCATTCGCCCACCTCGTTGTATGCCGCGCTCAACACTTCGACTGCCGGCAAATACATCGGATGATCGTGCATGTGTTCGATTGCGTGGTTGAGAATCTCCCGCGCCTGCGCAACGGCGTAGACCGTGATCTGCACATCTTCGGCGAAGCCCTTGCCGTTGCACCGCCAGCAAGTGTTGCCGGCAATATCCTTGCCGCTGTAGCAGCCGCACTTTACATCCACGCGGTCAGCGCACACCATGGCGTTGTCGCTCACACGCCACACCGGGTAGGGCGCGATCTCACCCTCGAACCAATCATGGCCCAGCGCGTAGCACTTGGCTCCGTCTGCCATGGGGTTGTCCAGATTGCCGGCCCCAGGAACGCAGGGAGAGCAGAACTGCGCGAAAGTGTAGTAGTTGGACTTCAACACGAAGATGTCGGAGTCCAGGCACTGCGTCAGCTTGTAGCCGTCACTGTCGTAGGTAAACCCCTTCGGTTCGGCGCCGAACACGTCGCTGGAATCGAGTGTGTGCTTGCAGGTGTGGCAGATGTAATCCGCACAACCATGCTTCGTGTACTGCGGATAGTCTTCGTCGGAGTCGCTCTCCATTGTCAGCTCAACAACCTTGTTGCAGCACTGTGGGCACGCCGGCTCCCCATAGTCCGGCTCCAAGTCATTCAGCGCGTCGCCGCTGACACTGTGTAGTGCGATCACGCCGAAGCGAATCCCGGTTTCCAGGTCGATGTTTGTAACACATCTTCCGTAATCAATACCAGCGTTTCCCATGCCAATACCTCCGTCTTGCCGCGCCCAACTCCTTGGCGCGGCTGGTTCGTGTTGAGTCAGGATGCTTCGCGTGGTCAAGTGCGCGACGGACAGCGGAAAGAATAACCTCTCTCAGCCGTCGCTCATGCCTTGCCAACAGGACACGCGCTTTTTTCACGGCGCTTCCACAGACCTCTGCTATTGCGCATACGCCACCGCCTACGTCAAGTCTGACCATGCCATCGGCACGGCCTGTACGAATGAGACGCCGCCGCGAACGCCGGCACGAAGCTCGATCAAGGTGCGGCCAATCTTGATCAGTGCTTTGAAGGTCCGGCCGCACCGCACGTTGATGACCTGGATGCGGTACCACTTCCACGCCTTGTCGCGGAAGAAGTTTGCGTAAGCCTTGTACCGAGTCTTCATCGCCAGGCTCAGGGTGCGCTTCAAGCCGGGCGTGTGCTTGAGCAGGAAAGGGTCAACCGTCTCAGGAGTCCACGTCGCTTGCTCGCGCAGCGTTGCCAGCAGACCACCGGCCTTGGAAACCACGCGGTCTGCGTCAATGACCGGGGTTATCTTCTCAAGTGTGGGCTTGGCCGGGGCGGGGAGCGTGATTGAAGGGATCAGCTCGAAGGCCATGCGGCGACGGGCGTGGGCCTCGTTGCGCGCGGCTCTCAGTGTATCGTCGTCCACGAACTTGCGTGTGCAGCGCGAACCGCGGCGGACGTTGATGCCCCGCTCTTTCAGCAAGTCTTGCAGAGGTACCAAGTGCGCGCTGGTCTGGTCTGTTTGCAGCGCGTTCCACAACAAAACCAGCCGATAGTTGGAGTGATTCTGCATCTGGGCTTTCAGCTGCTCGTAAGTAGTTTGCCTATTCTTCATGGTACGATTCCTCGTTTTCTGCCTTGCGGCGGGTTGCAGTTTCGACTCTAAGCTGTGAGTCTTCATCAGCGATGGAGCATTACCATCGGACTGCCATGGGTTTTTGTGTCTACTCTACAACCGCTCGCTCAAGTTGTCGGCTCTGAATTAAACTTCGCTGGTCGTATAGCCCACCCTGTCCTCAGTTTCATTTTCTGTCTCACGACAGTGCCGACAGTATCGAACTCCAGCGCCGCATTTAATTTGTATTGTCCTAAAGAGTAGGGGTTTACTTTGTGCCCCATGCCTTGCAGTATTTCAATCAACTTTAGGTGCTTGCCTGGGCAAGTCTGAGCTATTGCTCAACTATGAATAGTGTACCATAACCAAACGGTTATGAACAACTAAATTTGAACTATTTTCACCTTTAGAATCAACAACTTACAGGCATTTTGCCTAAAAAATCAGCCAAATACGAGATTTTCCCGCTCAGGCACGGCCTCTACCGGCACATGACCGGCAGGGCGACTCTTCGCGGTGCGTGAAGTTGCGCATCTGATAGACCACGCCGGACCCCTCACACTCAGGGCAGGCAGCGGTCAGCAGCGCCAGGGTGGCGTCGTAGGCGCGACGGCGGTCAGGGTCTTTCAGGACGGCGTAGGCTTCCGTAACATCGGCGAAGAGGGCTGCGTTCGACGCAGAGCCGGTGTCCGGGTGGTGCTTCAGCGCCAGGGCCAGGTACGCCGCCCGGAGGTCTGAGACCAAAGCTCCGGGCGGGACACCAAGCACGTCGTAATGCGTCTTCTCGATCACGGTTTTCATCACTGTCCTTTGCAGATGTTGTCGATCTGGCGAGCTTCCGGCGCGATGTCCTCGTACAACACAGGCTGTACGATCTTCAATCCAACTCATCCTTGCCCTTCACCACGCGGCCAGAAATCAGCGCGGCCCCCGGCGACCCGCTCTTGTCTGTCGGTTTGAAGTATGCCTTGCGGTCGTTGGGGTATGTAAACTCCAGCATGGCGTAGTTCGCAGCGTCAATGAGGTTCTCCGTGTTGTGCGTCTCCCGGTAATGTGTAAGCCGCATCCTGAGAGACTTCATCCAGTTGTAGCCGCCCTTCTTAGCCGGCCCGTAGTTGTGATAGCCCACAGCAACACGATTCAGCATCCCTTGCAGGAAGTCCTTGCTGAACTGAGTTTGCGGAATCGACGACGGCCAATTGAGTTCAATCTTCACTTCGCACTAACCTCCTCACGAACAGCGTACCAGCGGATCTGACCACGATTGACAGACACGACGGTGTGCACCACTGGCGAGTTGGCAAGCCCGTTGGCAAGCTCGCGCAACTTTAACTGCACCTCATTGGCGCTCCTTTCGACTTCAACTACGCTGCCGAACGTCTGCGCGCTCCCGTCGGTGAAGACAATCTTGGCGCTCTTCACGCTGGGCTTCTTTTCCTCCGGTGCCTTGAAGTTTGCAGGCAGCGGGGCTTCTCCAATGTTGCTTGGCACTGTGATTCTCCTTAGTTGACGGTGTACTTCTTCACAAGCGCCCTGGCAGCGGCGATCCAGTTTCCGTCCTCTTCCACGGTAAGTGGCCGGCGAGGCATCCTCATGGCGACCCACTTATCGTGCAGCAGCCTGGTGGTGACGTGATTCGCCAGAGCAACGGGCATGGTAACGCGGTAGGCGCACATTTCCTTGGTCTCCGCGTTGATCATGTGATCTTCGTGCGCAATCTCATGCCGCATCTGTATCCCAAGATGACAGATGCGGCACGTTCCCTGCCCTGGCCTCTTCTGCTGATCCGGCTGTTCCTGATACGACGAGCGCAGATCCGTGCCGCACACCGGGCAAAAGAACGTAGGAATGGTGTAGTCGTGAATGCTGCGAATGAAAGCCTCAAGCCTGTTTCGCAGACCATCACACCGCGTGTGTTGCAGCGCCTCCATGAGGTTCATTGCTTCCTCACCTCCCGCTCTTCCCGCAGCTTCCGCTGAACTGCCGCCACCTGCTGCTCGACAACCGCCATGTACGCAGGGCGTTCTGCTGCGGGCACAGCTTGAGGAGCGGGCGGCGGTGTTTGCATAGGGTGGTCGTCAGGAAGGATGCTCACGCACCCTCCTTGGACTCCGGTTTGCGCAGCGCGAGCATCAACTTTGACATCCTCATGGAGAGTTTGCGAACGTCTGTTACGTTGCGAGTGTTGCGCAGCGGTGTACACAGATCCCCGCTGCTGCGGTCAACCGTCTGCTCGTCGAGGCACTGCCGTGCTTGCGTAGCAAAAACATCGGCGAGTTTCATTGCATCTGCCAAATCAGATCGTTTCATTGAATCACCCTTTCACAAACTTCGGTTTTGGCTGCCCCTTGCGAGACCGCTCCTGGTTGTACATCTCGCCGGCCTGCTTCGCAGACAAGCTGGCGAACTTATCCGGGGTGCGGACTGCCCACACCCGCTGCTTCCTGCCCTTGGTGGTCTCCACCGTCGCACCATCAGCGACCAGCCTGAACCCAGCATCCTTCAACGCCGCGCTCATTGCTTTCCCGCTCAACGGGTACTTGTGGCGGCTCACTTCATTCTCCGGCTGATAGAACGCCAGCAGATCATCTGTTGTATACAGCGCGTAAGGCACCACCACGTCGCCCGCCCGCAGCTTGTTGTCCGGCAGCTCTCGCAGCTCGGTACACCAGGCCAGATGCTCGCTCTTGCCCGCGTCCACCATCTCACTCCGCGCCTTGGTCCTTGGCGCTTCGGCCATGGGGTTGAAGCCCTTCAGGTCGATGCTCAGCAGGTAGTCGAAGAGCGCGTCGGTCGCCGCCTGGGTTTTGAACCACTTGTCGTACCGGGCAAAGAACCCATCGGGCGCCTTCTCTGACACCTCATGGATGAAGTAGCGACGGTCCTCCGTGGTAATGAAGAACGCATCCTGATGCTGTGAGGTGAACATGTAGTTGCAGTGGTTCTCAACGGAATACTCCGGCTTGAACTTCTCATTCACCGTGACCACGGGGGCGGTGATGATGCTCTTCAACTGGTCGGCAACCTCACGGCTGTCGCCCCCGGTGATCTCGTCACCCAGCACAAACTGCTTGTTGGCTTGCCAGGCGTTGAATGACCCAACCAGGTTGGCTTTGCTCACCTCAATATAGTTCCGGCCGTAGATCCGCCCCAGCGTGTAGCCCAGCAAACTCTTCCCCACGCCCTGCAACACAGACCAGAAAACTACCGCGGTATTCAACTTCACGCCTGGATGCTGCACCGGGTAGGCGCACCACTGCAAAAACCACTTCCGGTGCCCTGCGTCGGCGCCAGAGAAAGCATAATCGAGCAGCTCAACGAACAGGCTCACGTCACCCTTGACCGGCTTCGCACCCCAACCTTCCCACAAATTATATTGCAGGTTGTTTACGAACAGCTCAGAGCCGGGCGAATAGGCGATGGAATCAAACGCGCGACGCGCCGGCCACTTCATCCAGCTCTCCGCCGTCTGGTGGAGCGTCAATTTCCCGTTTGTCTCTGTGGCGAGGTGCTGCCTGTCTGCGTAGACCTCATTCTTGAACGATGCCACCAGCATCATCCGATTCTGCGGCTGGTCCACCGGACGATGCGGCTTTGGCAACTCCACCACCATTGATGGGTGGCGGATGTATACCACCTCCGTGTTTAGTTGGTGGAGCGCCTTGCTGGCTGAATACTCATCGGAATCGCTCGCCAACTCGTCCAGCTCCTTGGGGCCGTACTTCAGCAGGTAATCGTCAAGGCCAATCTTTTCCTTACCCACTTGGGGCAACCGAACGATGAAGACCACGGCCCCTCGGTCAGTCAACGCCGCCGCCAGCCGCATCTCGGCCAGCAAGACCTGCGGATTGGTGATGGCGTCAGAGTCAAACACGATGGACACCGACCGGCCATCCCACGCAAACTGCTCCAGCGCAGGCACCAGCACCTGATGCTTCGCCTTGGACCCGAAGTTGAAGACGCCACCCAGCCCGAGCGTGGGCAGATACAGCTTGCAGCCACACGCTCCTTTTTTCTCTCCTTCGGTTATCAGTATTGGTTTAGTGGGGTCGCCGATGATTGCCGGCCAGTCGAGCAGAGGCGGCAGGTAAATTTCCGGCGCCGTGTCCTTTGGCTGATCATACTTCCGCAGCTTCTCGCCCTTCGTAAAACCCGTGGCGACGGCGGTGTCACGAAAGCGGTAACGAAACATCTTGAGAGGCGCGCCGTCTGCGTCGCAGTAAGGAATGACGTACCCAACGCCAGGACGGGAGAGGTTGAGCTTTACAGAGTCGGCCTCGGTACAGGGTTTGAAGCCGAGTGTTTTTGCGTCAGCCGCGTCAAGGCCGGATTTGGCAAGGTCTGCCAGCATCCAGTCGCGAGGGGATAGAACTTCGGGTGTAGGTGTTGCAGCTTTCTTCTTCACACTTCATCCCCTGACGAGGTTGCTGTTTGCTATTCTATGCCGCGCCATCGCCGCGTACTTTGGGTTCAGATCAATTCCGATGAAGTCACAACCCCACTTCTTCGCTACTACACCCACCGTACCTGAACCACAGAACGGATCAAGCACCGTGCTGCCCTCTCCCGTCCCGGCAAGCAAGCAAGGCTCGACCAGCTTCACGGGGAAGGTGGCGAAGTGCGCTTCTTTGAAAGGTTGTGTGGCGATGGTCCACACATCACGCTTGTTGCGAGTCTCTTTCGCAGGAATCCCCAAAGACGACCGCTCGGTGCCCCCACTTATTAAGCCTTCTGTGCGCACGATAGCCTGTTCTGCCAATTTGCGCGAGGCGGGGCCACCTACGGCCTTCATCGGGCCGTTGGACTTGCCCGGAACCCGGTCAGACCCTCGCTGGTTCTCTACATCCTGATCCCAGCGCGCCACCGACGAGGCCGCCGCCGGCTCTTTGATCGCCTCCGCGTCGTAGAAGTATCGCGCGCTCTTGGTCAACAGGAACAGGTACTCGTGGCTCTTGGTGCAGCGGTCGGTCACGCTCTCCGGCATCGGATTCGGCTTGGCCCAGATAATGTCCTGCCGCAGATACCAGCCATCGGCGCGCAGTGCGAAGGCTAAGAGCCAGGGGATGCCTACGAGGTCTTTGTTCTTCAATCCATGATCTCTAAGTCCTGCGCCGGGTTCGATGTACTTCCGCGCTTGCTGGCGCTCTGTCTCAAGTCCAGTACCGCGCTGGTTTGCCATGTAGCCGTTGTACGAATCCCCGATATTCAGCCACAACGTTCCATCGTCGCGCAGCACGCGCCGCACTTCCGCGAACACGGCTACCATCTTGGCTACGTACGCATCTGGCGTTTTCTCCAAACCGTACTGACCCTTCACTTGATAATTTCTTAATCCCCAGTAGGGGGGTGATGTTATGCAGCATTGAATCGAACGGTCAGGCAACTCCCCAAGCCGCTTTAGAACATCTCCGGTCAACACACGGCTTGTCATCACTTGCTCCTGTAAACCCGAATACTGGATTTGCTGACGCGCAGAACCGAGAACTTCCGCCCCATTTGCCGCCCGCGCAGACAGGCGTAAGAAACCATGGAGCGCAGCGTGGGAGTCCCGTCCCGCACCGGCACGTTGAACCCTTCGCCGCGCTTCATTGTTGCGAAGGGGTACTTTGGCTTGGGCCCGCGGCGAGGCTTCACGAAAGGCTGCTTAGTTGGTTTGAGCACGGCCCCTCCCGTCAACAACACCCCACGAAACAGGTTTCGCAGATGGGTCTTCTACGTGACTACAACGCCAACAAATAGACATGAACTCCCATTGGCGCTTTTCACGCACAGACTTGCAGCGCGTCAAGGGCGTGCCACCACACGAAACCTTGAACCACAAAGACCACCACTTACGAACTCTATTCTGACAACCCATCAACAACCTCCACAACGATCTTCGTCGCAGCAACAACAGGGAACACCCTCTTCGCCAACAGTGCGTCATAGAACTCGTTCAGCTCGCGATGCCCGCAGTCCTGCCCGCAGAGCAGCACCACTCCAGAGGCGCCCAGCAGCCGACGACGCACGGCGGCAGCCCAAGGAATAAACTCTAAGACAACCCCACGCCGTCGCGCTACGGTCCAGTGGTTCGTCGTCTGCTTGCGCTTACCGCACTTACAAAACCACGGGTGTGCTTCGATCTGCTCAATCTCCTGCTGCTTCATTGCTACTCCTTGGTCGCCGCTGCGAAGTCTTCCGTGAGATGCAGATGACTTGATCCTTCGATGAGCCTTCGTGTACGCAGTGCTGACAGCGAGTTTGAAAATCCGCTGCTGGTAATGCTGTAGCCGCTGCGCTCAGCCACCTCGCCGCGACTCAACGCCGCACCCTGCACAGCCAACACAGAGAGAATCGTACGTTCAGCTTTGCCCAGTTTGCCGTACCAATACTCAAGCAGCGCACGACCACTCCGCTGATACCGTGTTTATGTTCACTTGCTCTCCCCCACGTTCTCTGCGTAACAGGAGCCGGGAGCAGCTTGCGTTATCGCCTGACGCAGCGTTCTACAAACAAATCCTGGGCGTAATCCCAAACCTAAGATGTGGTATGGGTTCGATTTCCCGTCGTGCAGTAAAATCGCTCCCTCTTTGTTAATCACCGCTTCCAACCAATCAATCATCTCAGTATCGCTCACATTCCCTCCTCTGGCGCATCGTTGCCGCCCGCCTGCGCCTTCTCCGTGGGATCCGGTGTGCTGGTTTCCTCGCCATCTCCCTCGTCGTATGGAAGAGGGCCATCGTAGATTGAATGGCAGGTGTGGCAAGGATAATTCCATCCCTCACATAAAGTGCATCTCATTTCATTCCCCCTTGCCCTCTTTTTCAGGCGTCAAACCCCACACTCGCCGGTAGCTGTGAGTGTGAAGCTCCAGCTTCTCAGCCGGCGCCACCACACCAGCCTTCTCTAGCGCGTCCAGCATGTGCGCCGCCTCGGTGTAGGAGATCGCCATACGTTCCATGAACAGTGTGGTGTAGGCGATACCCCTCTCGGTGACCAGCTTGATGGCGTTCTCAAGTGTGGCGTCGAGAGTTGGAAGCTCTTCGCGGAAGAAGGTCTCGGCGGTGGGGCGCGCGGCCTGCTTCAACTCCGGCGAGTCGTCGATGTCACACACAGGGAACCTTGTGGTCTCAATGCGCCTATGCTTCGGGTTCTCCGGCACCACGGTATTCGACGCGTGGACCACCTTGGTCTGTATGAGCACTCTGTGCACCGGCTTGTGTTTCACGGGCACGGCCTGCTTTTTCAACGCTGCAATCTTCGCTTTGATGTTCAACGAACCCTCCCATATCTGCGCCATATACACCACTCACCGCCGACCACGATGTCCTGGCACCCATAAGGCACGAGCTTCCGCCACTGACGGCGGAGCCAAAGCACCAGTCGGCCGCGCTCCGCCGTAATGCCCAGCCCAACGAGCCGAGTCAGACCCGCGTATTCCGGCAACTCCTGCCGCACCTGAGTCAGCTCCTTGAAGCGGTAGCCCTTCTTGATGAGGGGCAGGGTCCACCTGACCAACCGCTCATTGTCCTCGCGGCGCCGCGCTTCGACCTCCGTTGTGTGGGTGTGGACCCCAGGCTCGTTGTTGGGGCGCGGCTTGAACGTGAGCAGCTTCGGTGTTTCATTGTCCATTGTGGGTCTCCTTGCGCGCGGCGAGCAATAATTCACTCACAAGTTCATCGCTGGGTTGTAGCTTGCTCCCGCTGATATAGACATGCTTTATAAGCACATCTTTAACGCGCTCTTCCGCTGTCTTCGGCTTCGACTTGGGATGGAGGCAGCCAAATAACAAGCTGAGATTATAATCCTGTCGCGCTCTGTCGTCAGTGTAAAACTCTTTTCGATACGCCGCCTCAATCTGCTCCAACGTATACGACGCGGGGCGCTTGGCGAGTACGGCTGCAATGTCTACTCTTACCATGTTCAGGTTGTATTCGACCAGTGGTGTGTTACCGTAACGCTGCCAGATGTTTATTATTTCGATTAGCTCCTCGTTGCTCAGCGTCCCATTCGCGTGCTGCTCAGTTGTCATGTGGTGCCTCCTGTTTGTGTTCCATGAACCATCAGCGGCGTACCCAACTTTCTCTGGTCCGATGTGGTGCTCCACCTGTACGATGGTTGACGCTCGCATCGCGTCCAAGTACCTGTCCACATCGGCAAACGGAACGTGAATCGTTGTCACCGCTTCAGGCACTTCAGGGTTGCCAATGGCGGCCATCGGCACACCGCCCCCAACGTGGTACACCTGTCGAAGCTGGACCACGTAACAAGTTCCGTGAACGCCGGTGAAGGATTTAACCGCAACTACAACGTGGTCGACCACTTCACGCCTCCATCCGTAAGCCGCAGCCCGGCCGGCTCCGGCAACGCGCTGCCCGCGATGCCTTGCAGGTCGCCAAGCATCCCCGATGTCGAGGTCAGCACACGCTCGATCTGCACGGCGCGCTTGGCCCACTGCCTCTGCGCGGCCTTCTGCTCAGCGGTGAGGTCTTCCTGCATGGCGGTGAACGCCTCCACCAACGCCTCGACCCGATGCCGGAACTGTGAGCCGGTAACATACTTGTACACCTCTTCGGCGGTGGTTGCCATACCAGCCTGCACCTGCTTGGTGTTGTGCACCGCAAGCAGAATGGAGCGCAGCGCCACAGCGACAGGCAGCGCCGTCTTGGGGGAGCACACCCACACGTTGTCGGAGAAGTCGAAGGTCTCAACGCTCTCAGGCAGCGCAGCGGAGACGATGACAAGAATGTCGGCCTGGGCCTTGCGCCCGTCCTCACGGAGCTTGGCGAGCCAGCCGTCTGACCAGTGCTTGGTACGCTTGGACTCCCACAGGATCAACCCGGTGTGGTGACCCGATGAGGCGCAGACGTTCTGTGTGATGTCAGCGCCGTTCACGCCCTTGGCCACTTCGCCGATCACATCGAAGGGGAACTTCGCGCGAAGCTGCTGCTCCAGGTCGAGTTCTTGCACCTCACCCTGAAGTTGCTGACTGCCCTGCTCGGCTTTCTGCTTCAGCTCGTCGATCTTGGTCTGCATGGATTGGAGCAGTGTGTCCTTCTCCAGCAGCTTGAGCCGGTTCGCCTCATCAGCATCGCGGCGCGCCGCCTGCCGGGCTGTGTCGATGCCGAGAGAGACCTGCTTCTCAATGGTAAGGTTCAGCTCACGCTCACGGTCACCCAACTCACGCTCGTGTTTGACCGCGGCGGCCTGGGCCTGTTGGGCGGTGGCGAGCTTCACCTCAAGCTGGCGGTGTGAGTCTACCGCCGCATCGGCCAATCGACGGGCCTCTTGAAGTTCGTCGGCTGCGCGCTTGGCCGCATCCTCTGTCTTCTTCAACTTGTCCGCCACACGCGCGGCGGCAGCCTCGTACTGCGCAGTCTGAGCATCAGCCACAGCGGCTTCCACGGCCAGCTTCAACCGCTTCTCATTCTGTTGTTCAACTTGTTTCAACATAGGTGCCGCGAGCGCGGCATCAAGGGCGAAGGCTGCCCCGCACTTGGGGCAGTTAATAGTTTGATCCGGCATGTTGTCTCCTGACAGGTGACGCTGATTTCAGATACTACTCTATAGCAATTACTGTGTCAAGCGGGCGGCTTGGAGCGCTTCCTGGGCGCGGGCTTGGACTCCTCAACCTCTTCAACGATTCTCTGCTGCAACAGAGCGTGAAGCTCCGCCGCTGCCTCTAGTTGCTCAGGGGTGTCGGGCTTGGCATCCGGCTTGGCATCCGGCATGGGCGTGCGATGAAAGTGGTGCTTGGCCCAGTGCTCCTCGTTCATTCTGAGTGTCGCCTCTACGGCCAACCGCTTGCGCGCCATGATACGCTCCACAGGAGTGACAGCAGCGAACTCGGCACGACGGCCGGCGCGCTCCTCTTTAAATGCTTGTGCCTCTACTACTCGCAACACAGACGCAGGGGTGGTGTTGAACTGTTCCGCAATCGCCTCGTCGCTGATACCCTTCTTGTGGGCATCTACTATAAGAGGGTGCAGGTGCGTTTTTACGTTGCTCAGCACGCGCGGCTTTGAGTTGTCGATGATGCGCTGCACAGAATCCACGCGCAGCCGCAGGCGCTCGCCGATCTCCCCGGCTACGACACCCTTGGCGTGGAGTGCGACGATCTCCGCCTTATCGGCGTGAAGCACGTTGCTGCGTGCGGCGCTGGTCGCGCCAACCTTCCACCCGTAGCGATGACAACGAGGGCACTGCACAGGGTTCGGCTTGCGAGGCGCCCAGTAAGCAGCGCAAAATTGGCACGGACCCACCTCTCCAGGCTGAGTTTTATGCGCCTCGAGTTTCGGCTTTACACTCATGTTGAGGCCTCCTTTTGGGCTGAAATGCCCAGAAACCAATTTAACAGAAAAAGTTGCAAAAGTCAATATAGGAGGAGCGACGACTCCAAGCTAATAGTATAAATTTTCAAACAAAATTCAAAAAACACAACTTTTCACCGAAAACGGCGTTTCGAGCTTGGGCAGCAACACACCCCGCACCACAAATACCCCAAGCAGGGATGCCGTTTCACGACTCCACCATCGCGCCCAAACCCCAGGTACAATACAGTACAAAATAAAGTGTAAATAAATAAAAAATAAATATAATATCAATAACAACCATAATAGTAATATACATATATTTATTTTTTTCTAAAGAAATTTCTCAATAATATAGCTTCCACCATATAGCGTATTACACAACCAGTAAACATCGCCCGAAGCCCTATGCCTGTTGGCCGTTTCTATTTTACCCTCCAACATCGCCTACTCCCCGGCGGAGATGCGCCGCACAGGGCTCAAAGGTGCGTGAACACTGGCGATTCGTTGTGGTGTACGCTTGAAGTACCATGATGCTGACAAAATTCGGGTGTTGTACAATTGGTAAACAGCAAAGCGCGTGGTTCGTAGACCATAAATTGAGCGCATCTCGTTGTGCGGCGGCTAAAAAGCCGCGCACTCCGCAGTTTGAATTGCAACCCTTGTGCTATCCTGTTTTTGTCCGGCACTCGCCGGCACAACATGTTGTGAAAGGACAGAACACCATGGCAACAAAGAAAAAGCCGACCGTGAAGAAGGCCGTTCCCAAGAAGGGGAAGAAAGCCCCCAAGCGCGGGGTCCGTGGCAAGAAGCCGCAGGCACCCGGCACCTAAGCAGCACACCACCAAAACATCGCGCCTCACACCTAAGTGTGAGGCGCTTCGTTTAAGGAGCACAATGGCGATCACGGTAAACCTCGAACTCACCACCGCCTGCAACTTCGCTTGTTTCTGCTGCCCGCTTCCCGCCCTGAAGCGCAAGCCTGCCACACTCCCCACCGCCAAAGCGATTGCACTCATCAAGGAAGTCGATGAGGACAAGCTGGCCGTGGGCTTCTCGTTTCATCAAATGGGCGAGGCTCTACTCCATCCTGACTGCGTGAAGATCGTTCGCCGCGCACACGAACTTGGGCTGCACACACGCCTCGTGACCAACGGCTCACTCCACGACAAGCGCAAGCTCACCGCTCTGTTCGATGTGTTGGATGTGCTTGACATCAGCTATCGCTATGAGGGCGGCGCCGCGAAATCCGGCAACTTGACCGCAGCACAATATAAGAAGTCTATGGAGTCCACCATCGAGCTTCGGCGCAGCCTGCCCGGCGCCATCACCGCGATTAGAATGCGGGTGTTTGACGACGCCAACAACCTCGCCGCGCCCTGGTGGAGGATCACCGACCCGTGGTTCGTTCTGGTGCGCGACCAGCAATTCGTGTGGCCCAGCGCCGTGGGAGAAGTCCGGCCGCCTGCCCACCCAGTGAAGTGCGCACGCATGGATACCCGCATCTCCATCTTGGCTGACGGGTCTGTGACAACTTGTTGCTGGGACGCGGAAGGCGGGAACACATTCGGAAATATATTCAATGCTCGCTTGAAGGACATACTCAGCGGACCTGTGCCCACTGAGTATGCTCGCTTGCTGCGACGGGGCGTGATGCCCACCGCGACTTGCCGTGCCTGCGTGGCCGAGTCGTCAGATGATGCCTAGCTCGTTCGCCCAACTGGAATCGTTGCGCGAGACTGACCACTTCACCCGCGGCGACTTCATTTGAATGCCCAGCTTCTTTGCCAGCTTGAATCCGCTTACGAACATGGTTCGTTCGTCAACGTCCATGGACACGTTCAACTTCTTCAGGAACTCGGCTTTTTGCTCTGAGTTCTCGAAGATGACGCAGAAGTAAAACCCCACGTCCATGATCTCTTCACGCTGTGCCGTCTCTCGTTTGCGCGCGATTCTGAATGTTTGTTGCGTGGCGGTCAGCTCAGCGCGCGTGTCGTGCTCCGCCTTGCCGGTGTACTTCACATTCTTGAAGTGCTTCACATCGTCGCCACCACCGTCAATTCCAAGTCCATCCAACGCGTCCGTTTTGTCGGCCGCGCCTTTGGACAGCCCGTCGAGTCCGTCGAGAAAGTTGTACTCGCCAATGTTTAAGTCGTCCTTCTTCTTCACAGATGCCTCCGTACAAGGTCCAGGTTTGCAAGTGGAAACCAGTCGAGGATTCGCTGGTAGTCTTTCGGGAAGTGTTCTTTGATGGGCGCCAGGTACTCCAAGTGCACGCCGTCAAAGCTGCGACCGAACATGGTGTAGTCAGCCGGCAGCCTCAGACCGCTCTGCTTGAGGCGCTCCATCAGGTACGCCTTCTTCCAATCCCAAATGGGGTAGAAGGTTTTAGTGCGCTCGATAATCACACCATGTTTTCGCACCGTGGTGTAGCGCACCAGCCCATCGGTTGCGCGTATGCCGATGGCGTTGTAGATGCTGGTGGGATCTTTCACATTGGTGTCGTGCTCCAGCACCAGCGCGCGCATCTCTTCTTTCGTGGCGGTTGGCAGTTGCAGCTCATCAATGATGCTCCAACGCTCGGGTGGTTGAAGCGTGTAGCTGCTGAGTGCTTTGTACAACCCTGGGTGCGGCACCGAGTAGATGCGGGTTTTGAATGCGTTCTGGTAGTAGTCAAGCGCCTCGTCCACAAAGCTCAAGTCCGGCACCAGATAAAAGTGAACAGGGATAATTCGCTTGAACTTTCCCCACAAAGCCAGCCACGCACCAATGCTGTCCTTGCCACAAGAGAAGCTCAGGGACACGGTGTCGTATTTGCGCGCAAGAGACCTTATGACCTCTTCACCGCTGGGCACCATGGTGATCTGTCCGATCTGCGGTTGCTTCGCTGCCACGACTTTAGTGATGCACAATTTGCTCATAAGTATATTATAACTCAACGACTTGCAAAAGTCAATGTGGTAAAACCCCAGTGTTTACGGGGTGTTTACGGGGTGTTCGGTTGTGCTATTATTCTGTTGTGCAAGCGAAGAAGAAAAAACCCGTGTCTAAGCAGGCTGCGCTAAAATCCGCGCTGGTTGCGAAGAGCGAAGCCAAAGGGCATACCGCGGTGAAGCCCCCACCCCCGAAGAAGAACAACGGCAATACATCGAAGCGCGGAGTTGTCGGCGAGGGGCATCCGTTTGTCAAAGTCGATGTGGACCAGCTCGCGCTCCTGGTGAAGATCGGCTGCACCATGGACGAGATCGCCGAAGTTCTCAAGGTTGCCAAGGACACCATCGAGCGGAATTATATGCCTGTGGTCGTAGCCGCACGCAAAGAGCGCAACGTCGCCATTCGCCGCAAGCAATATCAGCTTGCAATGGACGGCGACCGTACCATGTTGGTGTGGCTTGGCAAGCAGTGGCTCGGGCAGACCGATCAACTTCAACTGGGCAACAACCCTGACAATCCTCTAACGCCAGGGGGTTCGGTGCCAGTCATTGAGATTATCTTCGTCGAGTCCGATGGCGATGGGCACCCGAAAACCATAGAAGGCATTGTTGAACCAAAGAAGCTGACGGGTGGTAGCAATGCTTCAAAGTGAACAAGCAGTGCGCGATGAACAGCGGTTTCAAGAGCAGCGCGAAGTTGTCGGCAACCCTCGCGCCTACTTCCCAGCAAAGTTCAAAGCGTTGTTCCAGCCTGCACGCTACAAATCCATGCACGGCGGTCGTGGTTCAGGAAAGTCGTGGGCGGCTGCGCGCGCACTGGTTTTGCTCATGGGGAAGAAGCCATTGCGCGTGCTCTGCGCCCGTGAGTTGCAGAACTCCATTGCGGAATCAGTGCATCGGCTGATAAGCGACCAGATATTCGACCTGGGCCTGCTCGGCAAATTCATCATTACAGAGAAGTCCATCCGCTGTATCAACGGAGGAGAGTTCATCTTCGCCGGCATTCGCTCCAATCCAATGAAGATCAAGTCCATGGAAGGTCTTGACGTGTGTTGGGTTGAGGAGGCATCGGTCATCTCGGAGCGAAGCTGGGAGTTGCTCACCCCCACCATCCGCAACGGCAAGGTTTACACGGGACGCGACGGTGTGCGGGAGCCGGAGATCTGGCTGACGTGGAATCCTGACCAGATGGACGACCCTACCTACGTTCGTTTTGCCAAGAACTTGCCACCAGGCTGCGTTGACATTGTTGTCAACTGGACAGACAATCCATTCTTTCCAAACGTACTCCGCCGTGAGAAGGATTACGACTACAGCCGCGACCCTGACCTGGCAGCTCACGTGTGGGGCGGCGAGTGCCGCGTCAACAGCGAGGCACAGATTTTCAAAGGCCGCTACATTGTCGATTTGTTTGCACCACCAGATGATGCCCGCTGGTATCACGGCATGGACTTCGGGTTTGCCAACGACCCATTCGCGCTCACCAAGATGTACATTACCGGCGACGAACCCACGCTTCAAGAGTTGTGGGTTTACGACGAGCGCAGCGGCGTAGGCATTGAACTAGATGATTTGCCCACACACGTTCGCTCTATGCCCACGGCTCTGAAGTGGCCGTGCAAAGGCGACAACTCTCGGCCGGAAACGATCAGCTACCTGAAGCGCGTGGTGCCAATGAATCTCGTCGCCGCTGAGAAGTGGGGCGGTTCAGTCGAGGATGGCATCACGCACATGAAGGGCTTTCGTAAGATTCACGTGCATTCAGTGAACTGCCCACGCGGTCAAAAGGAGTTCCGTCTTTACCACTACAAGGTGGACCCGAAGACAGAAGAGGTTCTGCCGATCATCGTCGATGCCTGGAACCACACCATTGACGCCGACCGCTACGGCCTGGATGGCCTCATTCATCGTCGCGGCGCCGACAAGGTTTGGTCGCGGTTTGCAGGGCACTGAGCGATAATCGCTTGTATTTGGGTTGGGCTAGGGTATACTGATTTCGAGGTTTGGGCATGACCGATAAGCTCAGCATCAAATCCTTGGTGCGCGACACCAAACGCGAAGAAGCGCAATCCCGCAAGGCAATCACCAAGGACTCCTTCCAAAATTTCAGCGCCAAGCTGGGCATCGGCACCGACAATCTCTCCTCAACATCTACCTACGGCTTCAACCCCATCACCCGAATACGCATCATGCTGGAGTGGATTCACCGCGGCTCCTGGCTAGGTGGCGTTGCGGTGGACGCTGTGGCCGATGACATGACCCGCGCCGGTGTGAAGATTGAAAGCGAACTAGAGCCAGACCAGGTTGAGCGCATCGAAGAGGTCGCCACAGAGCTTCACGTATGGGACGAGATCAGGGACAACATCGCATGGAGCCGCCTGTACGGCGGCTCTATTTGCGTCTTCCTCATCGAAGGGCAGAAGATGTCCACGCCACTGCGCGTCGAGACCGTGGGCAAGGGGCAGTTCAAGGGGTTGGTCACGCTTGACCGCTGGATGGTGGAACCCTCGCTGGGCGACCTGGTGACAGATTACGGCCCTAACCTGGGCAAGCCAAAATTCTACACCGTCAACGCCAACTCCCCCGCGCTCATCGGCGAGAAGATTCACTACTCTCGCGTGATTCGCATGGAGGGTGTGCGCCTGCCCTTCCAGCAGCGGATGACGGAAAACCTGTGGAGCATCTCGATCTACGAACGCATATACGACCGTATGGTGGCCTACGACTCAACCACCACGGGCATGGCGCAGTCAGTCTACAAGTCGTACCTGCGCACCGTGCGCATGAAGGACTTGCGCGAGAACATCGCTGCCGGGGGCAACCAGATGGATGGCGTTGTCCAGTATATGCAGATGATGGCCCGCTTCCAGTCTATCGAAGGCATTACCCTGCTCGACATCGAAGATGAGTTCCAAGAGGGCGGCGCGCAGAACTTCGCCGGCCTGCGCGAAGTTCTCATGTCCGTGGGCGAGCAGATCGGCGGCGGCATGGACCCCGCCATGCCGCTGGTTCGCCTCTTCGGTATGAGTCCAGCAGGGTTCTCCAGCGGCGACGCTGATCTTCGGATGTGGTACGACTCTGTGAACAAAATGCAGAAGACCAGGCTCCAGGTGCCGGTCACTGCCATCTATCGCTGCATCGCGCAGAGCGAAGGCTACGAAGTGCCCGAGGGTTTCGCAATCGAGTTCGTTCCGTTGTGGCAGCTCACCGATGTAGAGAAGTCGCAGATCGCCAACACCGTCACAACATTCGTTTCACAAGCGCGAGAGCAGGGTGTAGTGAAGCCAGATCTTGCGCTCCAGGAGTTGAAGCAGAGTTCCAAGACCACGGGTTACTGGTCCAACATCACCACCGACGATATAAAGGAAGCGGAGGAACAAGGCCCTCCGCAGCCTGCCAACGTCGAGACTGCTGAGGCTGGTCAAGGTGTTGCACCAGGGGAGAAAGCTCAACCGGGCAAGGCTGCGCCGCAAAAAGCGAAAGCTCCCGGCGCGTCAAAGGACTCTGCTTCAACAGTTGCCGAGCTGCACCGCTTGTACGGGTTGCAGGTGGTCATCGAGAATATGGCCGGCACTATCCGCCGCGGCGTCGGGTGGGAGTCGCTCATGCCCGACGACTACGGATACATTCGTCGTCACGAGGGCGCTGATGGAGATGCTGTCGATTGCTTCGTGGGCAAAGACGCACGTGCTCTCAATGCCTACGTCATCGACCAGAGAGATTTACGAACGGGTCTATTTGACGAGCACAAGGCCATGCTTGGATTCAAGACAGCCGGTGATGCCGTTGAAACCTACCTGCTCGCCTATGACAGTGGAGACGGCGACCCCCAGCGCATCATGGCCTGCACTTCGATGACGGTGCCGGAGTTCCGGTTATGGCTGGAGTCGAGTGACAAGACTGTTCCCTGCATCGAGGGCGTGCGCGATGTTCCTGGCGTTGAGGCCATTGACCTGTGACCGACTACCCGCCAACTCGGTTCTGCTCCACCCGCGCTGCGCTTGCCAATGGGGTGACGCGGGACGCGCGTTTTGTGGAGCAGGAGCTGCCCCGCGTGCGCAAGAGCCTGCACGATAGGATGTTGGAGGCCAGAGACGAAGTAGGCATGGCCGAAGATTCTTTGTTTGACACACACGACAAGAAAGACGCCGAGGGCCGTGAGCACGTTCCCGCAGGCAGCAGTAAGGGTGGGCAGTTCGGCAAGGGTGCAGGCAGTTCGTTTTCTAAAGCGCCGATGGAAGCACGGAAGAAGGCTGTGCTGAATCAGATTGAAAGCAAAGGGTTCTCGGAGATTTCCGGCAACGCGGGAAAAGAACTGATCGCCGCAATGCGCGAAGATGGCTACAAAGTGGAGAGCGCGGGAAATGGTGTTGTTCGCGTGACCGCCAAAAAAGCAACCCCAGCCCCTCCATCGCAGCGCGCGGCTAAAGTCACCATGACCCCTGCGCAGAGCAAGAATAACATCGCGCAGCTTGAGAAGTTGTCGGGTGTTGTCGCTAAGAAAATGTCAGCCATCTACGAGCGAATGGAGGCGGCAAAGCCTAACAGCGCCGAGTACAAACAAGCAGTGCGTGAGTATGAGGCAGCAGGGCAAGAGCCAGGCGCTGAAGTAGGGTACGGGAACCCTGGTGCAAGCGAGGAGTCGCAGAAAAAAGCAATGGCGCGCGTTGCCGCGAAGGACAAAGAGCGCGGTTTTGATTGGGATAAGGACTGCCAGCGGTTTAACGTAATCGCTCCCGAAGACCGCAGTACGTGGCCCGCGCACTGCCTTCGCATCCCAGCCAAAGCGAAAGGCCCAATCTATTTGGGAATCTATCCTGAGAGCGCTTTTTGGGGCTCGTACATGCCGTATAACGGCGGCCCACGAAAACCGCTCTATAATCCAGCCTACAGAATAGAAGGTAACTCAGGTAAGTTGGCCCGTGGAAGAAGTCTGCGCAAAGATGAGAAGGCGATTGACGCTGCGCTTGAAAAGGCGAACGCTGATCCGAGCAGCATAGCGTTCATGTATGCTTCGGCAATGTGGGCTTTGGCTATTCGCAGCGGCGCAAAAGAAGGCAAGTCTGCGAATAAAGTTGACTACGAAACCGGCGAAGTAGAAGAGACGAACGAGCTGACCTTCGGTACGCTCACCATGCGCGGAAAACACATTCGTGTGCGACAGGGCGGGGTGTACATCGCCATGCCGGGCAAGAAGGGCTCTGTCATTGATCTGCGTGTGCCTGACAAATTCGCAAAGGGATACTCAAACAGTGATCCAAAACACCCCGGGCTTAAAGAGAAGGCCGGCTCTAATGGCAAGGTGTTCGGCGATCACATTTCATACAGCGCACTGCGCAAGTGGATGGACTCTGTGAAACTTGGCGAGGGTCGCGCCCTGGGAGACTACATTCCGCACGACGTGCGTATGCTGCGCGCAACGAACGAGGCCAAGCGCGTGATTGCGGGGATGAAGCCGCCTGAAGGCTATGTGCAGTGGAAGATGCACTTCAAGGCAGTGAAGGCCGCGGTTGGCAAGGTGCTAACCGATACACCAGGCGCTTTTATGTCGTACATCGACCCTGGTGTATGGAAGCCTTGGGCGAAATGGCAGGACAAAAAGACAATGGAAAAGATTGCGAAGTTTTGGGGTGGAGACGATGAGTAGTCCAACAATGAAAGAAGCTGCCGAGTACGGGCGTACGCACGCCTTCGACCCTGATTTCGCGGAGCAACTGGAAGAAGACTGCGACAATGGCGGTCTTGATTTTGAAGACGACGACGAAGAGACAGACGAGGACTGACCTTGGCAAAGCGCGGCGTGAAGAGCTACGAGGAGAGCACCACAGCCAAAGTGGTTCCATTCCGCGTCATCGCTGCTCAGCTTCACACGTCGCCGCGCGTGGTGGAGCGTGAGTTCCACTCAGGCGTGAACAAACTGAAGGCCGTGCCAGGCGCGTTTGATGCCATGCTCACCCTGCTCCGCATCAAATCTGTTGAGCGGCGAATGGGCACACGATGCGGCTCGGTGGAGTGCAACCAGGATTTTATCAGGGAGAACGGAGGTCGCTGACGCTCTACACAGACGAAGCAGGACTTGATTTTATCGCAGCCAATGAAGGGCTGGTGCTAACCATTAGCAACGACAACGGACACCCTGTCATCGGCCACGGCCACGACCTCACTCATCAAGAGATTGCCGGCGGTATATACGCCAACGGAATCACCACACTCCAAGCACAACTGATTCTTGAGCGTGACTGTCGCGAGTGGGATGCTGCGATCAACGCTCTCAACTGGCCCTTGAACCAGAATCAACATAACGCCCTCTGCGACTTTACACACAACCTGGGAGTGGGCAAGTTGCAACGGCTCGCGGCGCATGGACAAGAGCAGGTGTGTGTTCAGCTGCCGCGCTGGGTGTATGAGAAGCAGAACGGTGTTGAGGTGGTGAGCAAGGGGCTCGTCGCGCGACGCGCAAAGGATGTAACGCTGTATCAGACTCCATGCTGAAAACCGAAGACGCCAAGCCGGTGAAGCCCACGCCACAGCAACTACGCAAGCTGGGGCGTGAACGGTTTATCCGCGCACGCCGCGCCGGCTCCGCCTTTCAGCGTCAGCTCTCCAAGCTGGGCAACCACATCGGCGCGCTTGTAAAGAAGCACGCTCCTGGTGGCGTGGTTTCTGACTGGCGCGCTTTGCGCAAGGCGCTCAACGATTACGCCGCGCAAATTCGCCCCTGGGCAGAGTCCATCACAGAAAGCCTGCACACCGAAGTCGCGCAACGCGATGCACAGGCGTGGTTCCAGGCTGGCCGCGAGATAGGGCAACACCTACGCGAAGAGATTGCCTCCGCGCCCACAGGCAAGATGATGAAGTCGCTGCTCGCGGAGCAGGTAGACCTAATCACATCGCTGCCCACTGAGGCGGCAGAGCGTGTGCACAAGCTCACTCTGCAGCGCATCGCCCAGGGGCGCAGGCCGGAGTCCTTGGCTCAGGAGATTCTGAAGACCGGCGAAGTGACCGTCGCGCGCGCCCGTATGATCGCGCGCACCGAGACTGCACGCACAGCAGCGGCGCTCACTGAGGTTCGCGCAAAGCACATCGGCAGTGAAGGATACCTGTGGCGCACTGCAAATGACAGCGACGTTCGTCCCGCAATCGGCACACCAGGATTTTCGCAGCTCAACACCCTTGCGATGGGAAGCCATCGAAAACTTGAAGGTACTTTTCACCGTTGGGACGAGCCGCCTATCGCAGCGCCCACTGGCGAGCACGCACACCCAGGAAGCATATGGAACTGCCGCTGTTTTTCGTCTGATACGCTTGTGACTAAAGTCACAGGAATTGAAAAGTTATATCGGTCGTACTACCGAGGTGATCTTTGCCGCGTTACAATTGGAGACGCCGAGTTTACAGCGACACCGAATCACCCGATGCTCACGCAACGTGGTTGGGTGCATGTATGCGAACTCCAAGACAGCGATTACCTCGTTCAGGTGCTCCGTGATCCACACATCTTCGTCGAAGCCAACGTAGATAGTTTTCACGCCACATTTGGCGAGTTGTTTGGATCGTTGCCTGGACGCGTGGATGTGGCACCGGGAATTTTGTTTGATCTCTATGGCCGTGTTCCCGATGGCGATGTCCACACAAAGATCATCAATCAACTTCTGACGTGTGACAACGTAGCCAAGAGTCTCAAGCGCAGTGGCAATTTCACACTCGCCAAACCCAACAGCGGGGTTGAAGGTGCCATTTGTGGCGGCGGTGCGCATGTTGCTGAAACGTCGAGAGCGTGCAGCAGCGACGCGCTTCTTTCGCCGTTCCAAAGTCATTCTCCCCATGCTGATTTCGTTGGCACTGCTGACGCCTCTTCGAGTGATGCCGGCCTCATTGAGTCGCTGAGTGATGGTCCAACGATTGACGTGGTAGAGCGCAGCGAGTTCGAGTTCGCTAATTCCAGAAAGGTACTTGGCGACGATCTTTTCAGCGGGGAGGTTTTTGCGCCCGTTGCCATGACCGACCGCAGGCGCCCAATGTTTGACGACGCCACCAGCAGCACGAATCGCTTTGCTGAGATTGTCCGGGCTAACTTTGAGCAAGGCCGCAACGTCTTTAAGACGGGTGCCGGCATCTATGCGCTGCTTCCCTTCAGAAACGACTTCATTCGTAAGTTTCCGTTTTCGGGCCATGTTTACACGCTCCAAACTGACGTTGGTTGGTATGGGGTATCAGCTATGTCTATTATAGCACAAAACTGTTGGGCAGAGCCAGTTTTACCGGATCGTATTTGAGGGTTAGGTGCTGCCGGACAGAATATAGGTCCGCCGTGGTATCGTGAAAAATGAAGTGAAACCTGTGCTGGCGAGCCCAGCGCAACAAGGGAGAAAATATGAACAGTCGCATCTTTCGAGTTCTGACAGCGGCGCTCGTGGCGCTTGGGCTTGCGAGCTTCGCTTCAGCGCAGTACACTCCCGGCGCGCAGCCGGTTGTGTACCCCACGTACCAGCCCGCCGCGTCAGCGTTCACGGCCGCCAGTCAGACTGGCACCGCCTTTACCAGCTCAGGGCTTCGTAGCGCGGTGATTGTGGCCGTGCAGAACGGGCCAACCCCCGCCGCACTGACCGGAGTTGTTTCGGGCACCACCACATCGGTTGAGACCTGGACGCTCGCAGGCACCGCAGACACTTTCGGCGGCACCATCAATGTCACGCCCTCAACGAAATCGTTATGTTCGATTACCATTCCTCCGTACACAACGCTGGCTGCGGCGGCCACCCTTTTCAACGCCAACACCACGTGCTTCACCACCGATGGGCTTACAGCAACTACAGGCTCCGGGACGTTCATTCTCACGCAGGGCGGTGTCAGCCTAACCATCACCGATAACGGCAGCACGCTGGTGGACTACAAGGCATCCACTGCAACGTGGAATCTGCAAGGCAGTATCGACGGTGTGAACTGGTTCTCCGTGCCGACCGCCGCCCTGCCCACCACATCGGTGCCGATTACAACCACCGCCATTACGCAGGCCACGGCCACCACCACACAGACGGCGGCAACGATGGGGTACGCTTACGTCGCAAATGTGGCCGGTTGGAATCATTTCAGGCTCAGCACCACGTCGGCTACGTTCACGGCAACCTCTACACTTTCGCTCGCGTTCTCCGGTTCGCCGCTTCAGTCTTTCTTTTAAGGAGCTTCCGTGGAAGCCACAGCATTTCGTGTAAGCGAGAAGATCGGGCCAAACATGGCGTGGACAGATGAGCGGTTTCTCGTCTGCTACGGCGTGCCGATTGCTCGCACCGGAGTGCTGATCTACGGAGCCGGCGAACGCCCCGAGGTGCAGCCTGGGCCTGACGGCCTCATTCGCATCGAGCGACTGGACGAGGATGTGTTTGCAGAGGAGAGTCTCAAGAGCCTGCAAATCAAGCCGCTGCTCAACGAGCATCCCGCGTTCGACGTGAACCCTGAGAACTATCAAGAGCTAACAGTGGGGTCCGTTGTCAACCCTCGTCGCGGAGAGGGCATCTTCGATGATTGCATCATTGCCGATGTAGTGGTAATGGATCGGCAGGCTATTGAGGATGTGCTCAGTGATAAGCGTGAGGTAAGTTGTGGGTACGACTGCAAGTATTTTGACCTGGGCGAAGGCCGAGGGCGGCAGACCAACATCATTTACAACCACGTGGCGCTGGTAGAAAGTGGTCGCTGTGGCCCACGTTGCAGCATCAAGGACCACGCCATGCGAAAGGAAACAACGATGAAGACGAACAGAGTGCGTCCGTGGTTGGACAAGCTGCGCTCGCTGGGCAGCGCCATTACACAGGACAAGAAGGCCACCTTTGACGAGGCTGTCGAGGAGGCGGAGCGCGAAGCCAAAACCAAGGATGCCGAGGAAGAGGCCGAAGAGCGCGAGAAGAACAAAACCAAGGACGACGACCTGTCGAAGCGCATGGAGGAGCTGGAGGCCAAGCACGAGGAGCATGGCAAGCAGCTCGAAACCCACGACGCCAAGCTGAAGACCCACGACTCTGACATCGCCGAGCTGAAGGACAAGATCGGTGAAGGCGACAAAACAGCCGACGCCGAAGAGGACAAGGAGATCGAGGGTGAGCTGAAAGAAGAAGCTCCTCCGGGCAGTGGCGACAGCGCCATGAAAGCCAAGGACTCGGCGTACCTCGCTCCGACCTGGCAGAGCACCAAAGCTCTGGCCGAGATCCTCGTTCCCGGCATTCACATGCCCACCTTCGACAGCAAGGGTGACCCGAAGATCACATACAAGGGCATCTGCGACTTCCGGCGCCGGGCGTTGAGCATGGGTCTGCTGACCGCGGACACCAACCAGGTCATCGCCGAAGTTCGCGGTGGCCGCACCTTGGACTCCAAGGACATCGCAGCCATGAAGTGCGGCGAAGTTCGTCAACTGTTCTACGCGGCCGGCGCGGCCAAGAAAGCAGCCAACACCAGCGACGCGCACTCCGCAGGGCACTTCACCAATCTCGAAGGTTCAGGCGGCGGAGTTGGCGTTACCAGCAAGCTGAAGACGCCCGCCGACATCAACGAGGAAAACCGCAGGCGGTACGCCGCTGGCGACAAGTAGGAAGGGAGCCACAGATGTTTCGACTCATTCGCAATTTGTTTCACAAGACACGTGAGGTGGGGTCGTATGTGGGCACTTTCCGTACCCATGACGCCGCGTTCGCGTTTCGCATGAATACAGGCTTTCCGGGCACTGTGAATCGCACACACCCGGCAAGCATCGAGCCTTGCCTCATCGACCCTAACGCCACCATCGCTGCTTACGGGATGGGTGTGATTGTGGACTCGGCGACGCAGGGCGTTCGCACACTCGTCGCTGGCGACGGTGCTGTGACCAACCTTTACGGAATCGCCGCGCGCCCCTATCCGGTGCAGGCAGCCTCCGCGTCAAGCTACGGAGCCACCACATTCGGCTCCGGCGCGCCGCCCCCAAGCCAGCCTCTCGACGTTCTCAAGGGCGGCTACATTCTGGTCGCGCTCAACAACTTCGCCGTGAACAACTCGGTCAAGAACGGCCCAGTGTACGTCAACATCAGCACCAGCACAACCAACCACGTGCAGGGTGGCTTCGAGGCCGCAGCGAACTCGGGCTGCACCACCATCGAGATCACCAACGCGTATTCACAAAACTACTTCAACGGTCCTGCCGGTCCCGATGGTGTCGTTGAACTCGCGTTCAACCTGTAGGAGAGGGAGTCTTTCATGTTGACATTCGATAACAGCCACCAGACGCAGGATTCGCAAGGCAACCAGCTCGGCGTGAGGCTTCCGCACGCTTGCACAACCCATGACGGGCGCACCGTGGACTCCACGGGCGCTTTCATGGTTGGTGAGTTGGAGCGTTTGGATCAGAAACTCCACGAACCGTTGGTATCGGTTACGTGGGGTCGTGACATCGACTTGCGCGAGGATGTAACCATCGCGGACGAGGTGTCGTCATTCACCATCAGCACCTATGGCTCAGCCGGCTCGCTCGGCGCTGGAAACAGCATCGGCAACGGCAAGGCGTGGGTAGGCAAGACCACCAACCAGATCGGTGGCGTCGATCTGGACATCGCCAAGACCACGCATCCGCTGCTCCCCTGGGCGCTCGAACTCAAGTACACCATCATGGAGCTTGAGTCGGCGGCCAAGATGGGCCGCCCCATCGACCAGCAGAAATTCCAGGCGCTCCAACAGAAACATCAGATGGACATTGACGAGCAGGTGTACATCGGTGACACGTCGATCAACGCTACGGGACTAATCAACAGCACTGCGGTTACGCCGCAGAACGTGGTGAAGAGTCCGGTGTCAGGTTCGACTTTGTGGGCGCAGAAGTCTCCAGACGAAATTCTGCTTGACTTCAACACCGCGCTTACTACCGTGTGGGCGGCTTCGGCCTGGGCTGTGCTGCCCAGCCGGGCGCTGATTCCTCCGGCGCAGTTCGGTCTGCTCTCGACGCAGAAGGTGTCTCAGGCTGGCAACATATCGACGCTGAAGTACATTCAGGAGAACAACGTCCTGACAGCATCGGGGCAGGGCAAGCTGGACATCTTCCCGTTGAAGTGGTGCATCGGCGCCGGCCAGGGTGGCACGCTCGGAACCATTGGCGTTGACCGTATGGTGGTCTACACCAAGGACCAGGAGCGAGTTCGCTTCCCCATGACCATGTTGCAACGCACCCCGGTGCAGTACGACGGGCTTTACCACAAGACGACTTACTTCTGCCGCTTGGGGCAGGTGGAGGTTGTCTACGGGGTTACATTGGGGTATTTTGACCAGATCTAAATTTGTGTTCCGCACCAGCCCGCGTTGTTCGGCGTGGGCTGGTGCGCCCACATTTGAGAGAGGAATCAAGCATGGCAGTCGATGAAAAAACAACACAGCCTTTTGGCCTAGGCCCAAGGGATTTACCAGCCAAGCCCGGCGAGGTGCTCGGCAAGGGCGAGGGAACCATCACCATGGTCTTCCCCCGCAAAGTGATTCTCAACACCGACGACGGCAAGCGCGTGGAGTTCCTGCCTGGCGTGCAGGAAGTTCCGGCGCACCTTGCCGGCCATGACTGGCTGCGCCTCAACGGAGCCACAGGGTACAGCGCAGAGGCCGCCGCGAAGGTAGTGGAGCAATCGGTACAAGAAGCGCAGACGGCGTTTGATGTTGCCCTGGAGAACCTCAACGCAGCCAAGCAGCGTGTGGCTGACGCGAGACCGGCTCCGGCAGTGTTAAATGATGCCCCGGTAGATCTCTCCACCATGACCAAGGCACAGATCATCGCACACGCCGCTGAGGTTCACGACCTGGATCTGGACCAGCGCAACAGCAAGGATGAACTCATCGCTGCGGTCGAGGAAGCTCGCGCAGCCAAGGAGTAGTCCATGCCACTTGAGAAGGGCGATACGCCCGCGATCATCGGACACAACGTGAAGATCGAGGAGCGGGCAGGCAAGCGACCTGATGTCGCTCAAGCCATCGCCCTTCACACGGCTAAGGACAGTAGCCTAAGCGCACCAGCGTACACTGACCACTACGAGGAGCAGAGCGAGATGGGTGCAAACAGCAATCACATCAAAGTGAATGTGGAGCCTGTCGCCAGCGACTCCAAGGACTCCGATTACGCGACGGCCACAACCGGAATGACCATCGCGGAAATCAACGCCAAGAATCGCTCCTACTGGGAGCGTGGCGGCAAGAGTCCAGAAGTAAAGGACTGCGCACGGACCGACAAGATGCAGAAACGGGGGTAGTCGATGTCATCACCTACGTGGCCGCCGACTCCCGCTCCGCTCGCCGCCGTTACCTACGCATCGTTCATTGTTGACTATCCAGAGTTCTCCAACGCCGCCACCTACCCGGAGGCGGCGTTCACCTTGTTCGCCAACGAAGCGGCAACCATGATGAACGTCGGTCGTTGGGGCGCCATGTACAACGACGGCTACGAGTTGTTCGTCGCCCACAAGCTCATGCTCTACAAGCGCCGGCAGGATACCGCCGCGCTCAACGCTTACCCCGGGCTGGGAAAGGGCGTGCTGAACAGTGAGTCTCCGGGGCAGGTCTCTCTCAGCTATGACACCACTGCCAGCACAGAAGAGCGTGGCGGCATGTACAACGAGACCGAGTACGGACGCGAGTTCTTGCGCAAGGCGCGGCTGGTGGGCATGGGCGCTGTACAGGTCAACCACGGCAACCCTGCTGGAGCAGTGGGCCAGGTGCAGAGCTTCATGGCATGGCCAGGACCGCCGACCGGAAACGGATATTCATTTTGATGAAGACACTCGCTGAGATCAATGAAGCAAATCGCGCTCGTTGGGGGCAGACCAGTGATGCGTTCAAGGAGAGCGAGCACCCGCGCAAGGGAAACGGAGAGTTCGGCAGGAGTTCTGAAGGGGGGTACTCGACCAAGTTCTTATCGGAAAAAGCGAAAGTCGAGGGCCGTATAACAAACTTAAAAGCTAGGGCAGAAAAGTTGAGGGGGAAAGCTGGTTACGCTGATGCAGTACACGCGTGGATTTCTGCTATAAAAGCAGGCGAGAACCAGGGGTATTTTTTTGAGCGGAGCAGCAAATGAACACGAGTGTGAACGTCCACCTGCATATTCCTGTGAGTAACCTCGACTCGCTGCGCTCTGCGCTCGACGCGCTGAAGGAATACTCGTTGCTGGTAGGTGTACCCGCCGACGAGGACCGCACTGGCGAGGGTGGGCCAGGGAGCACCGCGCGCGACGATGGAGAGATCAACAACGCCGCGCTGGCCTACATCCACAACAACGGCAGCCCTTCGCAGAACATCCCCGCGCGGCCAACACTTGAGCCGGGGATCTTGGATGCCAAAGACAAGATCACCCACCGCTTCGAGGATGGGGCCAAGGGCGCGCTCGACGGTCGCAAGACGGCCGTGATCGACAACATGACCGCGGCAGGGCTTGAGGCACAGACCGCGGTGCGCAATCGCATCAGGTCGAACACCCCGCCCCCGTTGAAAGAAGCAACACTTGCAGCGCGTCGCCGGCGCGGGCACACCAGCACGAACACGCTTCTGGAAACGGGCGCGTACCTGGCGAGTCATTCGTTCGTTGTGCGAAAGAATCGAGGCTGACCATGCCGATGATCGACATGCGCGTGGCGCTCCTGAATCCGTACACCGTGGATTACTTCAACGTGGTGCGTCGCGTGGAGGTGGTAAACAGTTTAGGCGAATCGGTGCTCACGTCTACCACGACCGCTAACGTGCCGGGCGTGGTGGTCGCTGCACCCGAGTCCGCGCTCGACCGCCAGGCGAACATGCAGGTTGCTCCGAAGTGGATCGACATTGACACCACGTTTTTGCTGCGCTCTGAAAGTGAAAACGCTGCACACTCTGAGTTTCAACCAGACATTATTCAGTGGCGCGGTAACAACTATATTGTGCGCACGCTGGGCGACTACTCTTCATACGGCGCGGGGTTCGTGCACGCCGGTTGTGCAATGACCGACTCGCAGGCAGCACCACCGGGGAACTCAATATGAGCAACAACTCAGCAACAGGCGGCTATCTCGCTCCCACAACAACCAATGGGAACACAGAGGACGTGCTATTCTCGCAGTTCCTTCAACCCATCATTGTTGGCATCACGGGGCTGCCCGGCGCGATGGTGCGCCCCCGTTGGCAGCCTGAGCCGCCCAACCTTCCTGACTACGCTACTGACTGGTGCGCTATCGGCACCGTGAAACGCACCCCCGACACACACGCCTTCGAGAGCCACGCCAGCGGTGCGGGCGAGACACCAGGCTCCGACAACGTATTCAGGGTACAGGAGTTGAGCCTTCTCGCCAGCTTCTACGGGCCGAACAGCGATGCCAACTCCGATCTGCTGATTCAAGGCTTCTCGCTTTCGCAGAATCGCGAGGCTATGCTGTTGGCAGGGTATGCTTTTATTGGGTGTGATTCGCCTATAATGACAGCAGACCTTTTGAACGAGAAGTGGACGCGCCGCGTGGATGTGAGTTTCCAAGTTCGCCGCGGACAGACCTACACTTACCCGGTGCTCGATTTGGAGGGGGCACAGGTCACAATCGTAACCGACAACGGGCTGCCGCCTATCGCGGTGCTCGCGGAAGAGGAATAGGAGAGCGTCATGGCCGTGTCCACATTACCGATTTCAAGGCTCATCAAGGTGTCGATCAGCCTGGCACCGCAGGCTGCGCAAGCGCAGAACCTTAACAGTCTGCTCGTGTTGGGCAGCTCAGTGGTCATCGACCCTGTGACCAGAATGCGTTCTTACTCTTCTTTACAAGCGGTGGGCGCGGACTTCGGCACGACTGCACCGGAGTACCTAGCAGCGGTGTTGTGGTTCGAGCAAAATAGCTCGCCATCTGGTTCACCGGCCAGCATCCTCATCGGGCGCTGGGTGAACGCCGCTGCTCCTGCGCAACTCTTCGGAGCTCCTCTCACCACAGCCCAGCAAGCAGCATCAAACTTCTCCGGCATCGCCGCAGGGTCGTTAGCCATAACCACCAGTAAACCTGTTCCAGCACCGACGATTGTCGCATCAGCAGTCGCCACCTATTCCACGGCGACGTATACACTGGCCGGCAGCTCAGACACGTTTTCAGGTTCATTGAATCTCCAGGTGGGTGCGGGTGGGACGCCGTTCTCGGTGTCCATCCCCGCTGGCACAACTTTGGCCGCTGCTGTGACGCTGCTGAACGCCAACACAGCATTTTTCACCACGAACCTGCTCACAGCATCGACCGCTGGGGCGACGCTCATCATTACTGGTGGCGCCTACGGCACGGGTGGCACGAAGACCATCATTGATACCTCAGTGCTGGTGGACGCAAAAGTGCAGTTGGTGACAGGCATTGTGCTGACCGGCGTGGGGAACATGAATGCGGTGGCATCAGCCATCACTACTGCACTGAGCGGCGTGACCTGCACATGGAACGCAGTTTACGGTCAGTTCGTATTCACTACCACAGCAACGGGCGTGAATGTTGGGGTCTCCTTTGTATCGGCGGCAGGAAGTGGCACGGACATCAGTACGCTGCTAGGCTGTTTATCGACGAACAGTGGTGCGTATGTAACGCCAGGGGCGGCAGCAGAGACCGCCTTGGCCGCCGTGCAGCTCTTTGACGCACAGTTCGGGCAGCAGTGGTTCGGCCTCACCGTGATCGGCGCTTCGGACTCCGACCTTGAAGGTATCGCCCCCTACATCGAGGCAGACGCGAACTTCCACTACCACTTCGTCACCACACAAGAAGCGGGTGTTCTGGTTGCCAACTACACCACCGACATCGCCTCGATTCTCAAGGCTGGCGAGTACAGCCGCACGATGGTGCAGTTCTCGTCCACCAACCCCTACGCCGCGGTAAGCGCGGCGGCCGTGATTCTCACCACCGACTACACCGCCAACAACTCCGTCATTGACTTGATGTACAAACAGGAGCCGGGCATCACGCCGGAGAACCTGAACATTAACCAGATCGCCACTGCTGAAAGCAAGAACGCTTCTACGTTCGTGGCCTACGACAACAACACGGCGATCATCGACGGCGGAAACTCCTGCAATGGTCTGCCTGCTGCGCTTGTGATTGGCGCTATGGCGTTTGGCGTGACGCTCCAGACTGACCTGTACAATGCTTTGTATCTCGCGCCGACGAAGATTCCGCAGACTGATGCGGGGATGCACACACTGGGAACCATCATCACCAACGACTGCATCGAGTTCGTCAACAACGGATTCTTCGCACCGGGAACGTGGACAAGCGACTACCTGTTCGGCACTTTGACGCTCGATCAGTATCTTGCCAAGGGGTACTACCTGTACACGCCGGCCGTAGCAACACAATCGCCGTCTACGCGCGCGGCCAGTCTGTCGGTGCCCTTCCAGCTTGCAGCGAAGTTCTCCGGCCAAGTCCGCGAAGTGAACCTTGCCGTAACCATCAACCAGTAACAAGGAGATCACACCATGCAGGGAAACCCGGTTTACTCATTTCTTGATACCTATGCCAGCCTCACCGGCCCTGGCGGAGTGGTTGCACTTGCGAACGGCTCCGGCGCTGCGGAAGAAGGTGTGACCATCGAGCCGGTCGAGGACAACGTGGCAACACAGTACGGCGCGGACGGTTCTTGGGCACACAGCCTCAACCCTGTCAAGGCGTATCGCATTACTTGCCGGCTGTTGAAAACGTCGCCCACCAACGCACTGCTCGACGCCATGTACGCGCTGCAGAAAACTTCATCGCTGCTCACAGGACAGAATTTTTTTCACCTGAACAACGTGTCCTCTGGCGACGTGTTCACGGGCGTGGGCGGGGCGTTCGGCAAGCATCCGGCCAACTCTTATGCCAAGGTGGCAGGGATGCTTGACTGGGAGTTCATCGTGGGCTCGGGCGACTGGACCTTGGGCGCCGGTGTAGGAGTGGGAGCGTGACATGGACGAATCAAGAAAAATCACAATCGGTGAGCGCACCTATCTGATCGGCTCTCTGGACTGCTTTCAACAGTTTCACGTAGCACGCCGGCTAGGCCCGATGCTGCTCTCTGTACTTGCAGCGGCGGCGCAGGCTCCTGACGACGCAGATTTTGAGAGCCTGCTTTCTGGTCCTTTGGTCGAGCATCTTGCAACGATGAACCAGGAAGATGTGGATTTTGTTCTTTGCACGTGCCTCGGAGTTGTTCGTGTGCAGCTATCTGATAACGGCACCGCGCCGCTCTGGGACAAGACATCAAAACAGCTTCGCTACCAGGATTTGCAGATGCCTGCCATGCTGCAACTTACTATCGCAGTTTGCAAGGACAATCTAGGAAGTTTTTTTCCTACCAGGCAACCAGAGTAGCATCAAGGCTGGATGAGTTGCCTTTGTTGTCGATGGCGAACGGAGAGGATTGGTTGTTGCGGCCAGTGTTGAATGGTTTGTGCCGCTACGAGTCGCTGAAGAACGGAGAACTGGATCTCGGTGACATTGCGCGTATGAACGACGCGCTTAACGTATCGAACGAGAATCAGGCGCGCATGGTTGCCGGATAAGCGAGGACACAATGGCTACAGCGACGCCGCAGGACATGCTAAAAGAATACTTGATTGGTATTGGCTTTCAGGTTGATGAGCCAGGCCACAAAAAATTAGACGAGGGAATAAAGAAGCTCGACAAGGGAATTTTACAATATCGTGACGACATCATTCTCACAGGAATAACTCTTGCCGCTGAAGTAAAGAGCATAGCGGGCGATTTGCAAAAGCTGTACTTTGCATCGCAGTTGACAGGCGCAAGCGCCACAGAACTAACGTCGTGGGGTTTGGCGGCACAGGCAGCGGGAATAAGCGCTGATGCCGCGGCACAAGCAACCAAGAACTTTGGCTCGTCGATGCGCTCTCTGGGCAATCGTACTCTGGTGAGCATGATTCTAGGGCCAGGCAACATAACAGGCGACTCAGTAAAAGACCTGAATACGTTTCTAACCAAAATGGGGAAGATGGGCGCTCCGGGCTCGGTTGGATTTGAGGCCGCCAAGGGGATGGTCCAGCGTATAGCTGGGATGAACCCAGACGATTTTTACTTGTGGTTGAAGAATAAGCCTGCGCGCGACGCGCAGGAGAATGCCTTGGCAGCATCCAGAAAACGCGAGGGTTTATCGAGCACTACCTACGACAAAACTAACGCGGAAGCCAATGAATTTCTTCAGAAGCTCACTCTCATAGACACGGAGTTTGGGGATTTGAAGATGGTTCTTGAGTCCAAACTCTTGCCGCTGGCCCCAAGAATTTTGGATTTCATGGAGAATTTTGTGGCGTGGGTCAACAAGGCGGATGCAGGTTCTATGGCATGGGCAGCAGGGATTACTGCTATTGTGTCGTCGCTGGGCTTGCTTGGGGCGAGTAAACTTGCTCTGGGATTTGTCGGCCGTAATCTGGGTTTGCGTGGCGGCGGCGCGGCAGCGGTTGGTGAGGGCGAGGCTGTGGCGGGTGGCGGTATCGGCTTGTTTGGCGTTGCAGGAGCGGCTGCGGTGGGTGTGGCCGTTGGCATGGCTTTGGACTGGGTTGGACAGCACAAAGATGAGGTGCGAAAGGCTGTAGGAGCGCAGGTTTACACTGCCACAGGAGGCGCGTTGGGGCGTGAGCCTGGTTTGGGCGGTGGCGCAGCTGTAACACCGAAGCCGGGTGAGAAGTGGTACTTTCCCGTTGCACACAACACAATGCAGGCCGACACACGCGGTTGGTGGCGCCGGCACTGGGACGCCACCAACTCGAAGCTGTTCGGCCCCTCTTACTCTGAAGCTGCTGCTTGGGCAGCTACAAACACCAGAGGCAGCGGTGCTAGCGGCGATCCTTCTGGTTTGGCGGACATTGTGCGTGGTGTTATTGGCGCTGAGTCCAACGGACATCAGACAGACGCCCACGGCCACACGCTCACAAGTAGTGCAGGAGCCCTCGGCCTGATGCAGCTCATGCCGGATACTGCTAAACAGTTGGGGGTGGACCCTAACGATCCGAAGCAAAACGTGGCTGGGGGTACCGCGTATCTTAAGCAGTTGTACGCCAAGTACGGTAACTGGAACCAGGCGCTCGAAGCGTATAACTGGGGTCCGGGTAAACTGGACGATGCACTCAAACACGGAACGCTGGTACCTAGTGGTGTGGTGGCCTACGCGAACGATGTTCAGGCGCGCGCAGGAGCCGCGCAACCGACCGCACAAACCGCCAATGTTGTTATCAACGGCGTGCCGGCAGGCGACGAACAAAAAGTTGGCGATGCGGCTAAGCACGGAACCATGAGCGCCTTTTCAGAGTTGTTGCGCAACAATAACGACCTTGGGGCGGTGCCAGGATGACAGTCGTAGCCGAAACCTCAACGCAGCCCACGGCGATCACCTTTAAGCGGTCGATGAGCACTTTTGTCGCCGATTGTGTGGTGGAGGAGCGCCACGACGATTCGTGGGTCATCACAGATCATCCAGTGGAGCAGGGCACTACGGTCTCCGATCACGTGTACAAGCTGCCCGCCAAAGTGGTGCTCACCTATGTGTGGTCAATGTTGAGTCGGGTTAGTACGACGAAGCCTAACAACAAAACCAGCACTACATTTTTGCAGCAGCTTTACCAGCAGCTTCTCCAAATCCAAGCAGCGAACGCGGCAGGGATCGTGAGTCCGTTCAGTGTGTACACAGGCAAGCGTGTCTACCAAAGTATGCTGCTCGAAAATCTTATGGTGACAACCGACGCGAAAAATGAAAATGTGTTGTCGATCAGAGCATCGTGCAAAGAGCTGATTATGGTTTCCACAACGCAGCCAAACAGCGGGACACCAGCCAACCCGAACAATAATGCGGCGCCAGTAAGTCAAGGTCCGATGGCCCTTCTTCCAGCGCCAACTTACACGCCGTCTATGGAAGGTGTCACCGGATGAGCACACCCTACACCATTCCGTTGATCGCCGCTCCGCAGACACTCGCGGTGACGCTGGGAGGAAATCAGTACAACCTTCGCGTGCTCTGGAACAGCGCGGCATCGTGTTGGGTGCTGGACATCTATGACGCGTCGAATAATCCAGTGCTGTTAGGCGTAGCCATCGTGACAGGCGTGGACCTGCTAAGACAGTTCGGGTATTTGAACTTCGGAGGGAAGCTCATTGCGCAGACCGACTTCAACACACTCGCACCACCCACGGCGGAAAACCTGGGAACAAACAGCAACCTGTACTTTGTGGTGGTGAGCGCATGAGCGGCGGAACACAATTCGGTCGCGCGTACAAGCTCATTGTGAGCAACAACGTCGTCGAGCTAGACCTGTCCGCACTGCATTTTAAGTTCCTCGTAAAGAGCATGGACATACCAACACCCAACACACTGAGTGTTCGTGTCTACAATCTCACACCAACCACAAGCGCCAGGATACGCGTTGGTGAGTTTTCAAAGGTAACACTCTCGGCAGGCTACCAAGCAGGCGTGAACTACGGACAAATCTTCACTGGTGACATCAAGCATGTTCACATCGGACGTGAGCGCAACGTGGACAACTACGTGGAGATTTTGGCGGGTGACGGCGACTCTCTGTATAATTTTGGCCTTAACAATACAACAGTTGGGGCGGGGGCTTCTCCGGCTGATGTCTTCAATGTAGTGAGCCAAGCTGTTACACAGTTCGGCGTGGACATCGACGACCACGCGGCTGATGTGTTTAATAAGATGGGGGGCATCCTTCCTCGCGGTGCTGTAATATCAGGGTTGTTTCGTACAGAGATGTCGGGACTGTGCCGCACAGCGGACGCGCGCTGGTCGATTCAACAAGGAAGGCTGATCGTGGTTCCAAATACAGGCTGCCTTCAAAGTCCAATCGTTAAACTCAACTCGAAAACTGGTTTGATAGGTGTTCCAGAGGCTACCGACAATGGCATAAACATCCGAATGCTTTTGAACGGCAACTTGCAGATCGCTGGCCGCGTTCAAGTCAACGAAGGTGACATCAACGCTCAAATCGTTCAGCAGCAAAGCTATCCTAACCCTGGAGATGTTTACTTTCCGGCGCAAGTAACAACAGACGGGGTTTATCGTGTTGTTGTGCTGAATCATTCAGGCGACACGCGAGGTCAAGAATGGTACACAGACATTGTTGGTTTGTCGCTGGACGCTCCGACCAACACAACACAACAATATCCGGGCTCTACAAACGCGCCGGACGGCGCAATGATGGGGTAGTTACATGGACCAGCGAGAGAAGATCGGCGATCTCGAAGAAGCTGTCAAGTCTTTAGTGCAGACGACGCTGCTTGAAACCTGGACCTGTCTTCCCGGCGTCATCCAGAGCTATGACCCTGTGAAGAAGTTGTGCGTTGTTCAGCCAGCAATAAAACTGCAAACGCTGACAATAAATCCGACGCCAACGACAACCGAATCCAAAACCACGCCAACCACTATCTCTATGACACCCATCCCAAATGTGCCGCTTGTGTTCATGGGGGGTGGGGGTTTGGTTCTGGAGACAACACCCCAGAACGGCGACGAGTGCCTGCTTATATTTGCGTCGCGCAACATCGACGGTTGGTGGTCAAAGGGCGGTGTACAAAAACAGCCCATTCAGCGGCACCACAACTTGTCAGACGGTTTTGCAATCGTTGGTCCTTGGTCTACGCCGCGTCTTTTCGGCAGCTTGGGCGCTGGGATGCGGATGCGTACCGTTGACGGAACCGCGTACATCGAGCTGTTGCCCACTGGGGTGGTGAACATCTGCGCACCGGGTGGTGTGAATATCATCGGCAACCTCGTCGTAACCGGAGATGTGGTGGCCGACCTTACCGGCAGCACCTTCAACGGCATCCCGTTTGCCACACACGTGCACACAGGAGTGACGACGGGTGGTGGGAGCACAGGAGGCCCAGTATGAGAGTTCGCGCGCTGAGTCCGAGTGGTGATTTCCTGTTTGGTAACGGGGTGCAGAACTATCTGGTCAACAGCCCACAAGCAGTCGCGCAGTGCGTGTATACCGCGCTTCGTCTACTCCTTGGGGAGTGGTTCTTGGACACCACGGCTGGCGTTCCCTGGCTGACCAAAGTCATCGGTTTCGGAACTGAAAGCACACAGGACACGGTGGTCCGCAACGCCATTCTCGGCGTGCAGGGGGTAACTGAGATTCTCAGCTATAATAGTGAGCGAGTAGGTACGGTGTTCACCATCACCGACCTAGTGGTGGCTACGCTCTACGGGCCTGCCACTGTTCCCCTGGTGGGCCTTCAAATACCACTAGGACCGGGCTACGGCGTAAGTAGTTCTGGCAACAACGGGTACGGAGTTTAGCCATGCCAACATATCCACTGCCGACACTCGCCGTCACAGTTGCTCCGCAGGGGCCAAGCGCGCCCTCGTTCTCAGATATTCTTGCGTCGGCTTGGACCACGCTGCAAAGCATATTTGGAATCGACGTTATAAACACAGCAGACCAACAGGATACCGAGCTTGTCAGCCTGTTTGCGGAGGCAGTGAACGACTCCAACAACGCCACCATCGCAGGCATTAACAACTTCAATCCCGCATACTCGCAAGGCTCGGGCCAGGACACCACCTACATCATCAACGGCATTCAACGCGAGGCGTCCACCAACAGCACCATGCCTGTGACGCTCGTGGGCGTGGCCGGCACTGTGGTCGCATCACCAAACAACGTGGTGCAGGACGAGAACGGCTATCTCTGGAACCTCCCGGCCACCACCACCATCCCCAACAGCGGCGCCATCGGCGTAACGGCCGCAGCGCAGCAGCAGGGAGCCATTGCAGCAATCGCGCAGCCGCTCATCATCTACACCCAAGTGCTCGGCTGGCAGTCAGCCACAGCCACGGCATCTGCCACGCTGGGAGCGCCTGTAGAACAGGACGGAGCTTTCCGGCAGCGGCAGCAGATCAGCACAGACATCACCGGCGAAGGTATTCTGGCGGTGGCGGGCGCGCTGGCAAATCTGACAGGGGTCATCAGGTCCATCGTCTACGAGAATGACACCAATGCTTATGGGACAGGCGCCGAAACGCCGCCGTTGGTGCCCCTGCAACCGCCGCACAGCATTTGCTGCGTCGTAGAGGGTGGCGACGAGACGGCTATTGCGCAGCTCATCGAACAGACAAAGGGGCCGGGATGCAGCACGTGTGAAGGCATGGCAGGCATCACCACAGTGCTTGTCTACGACACAAAGGGCGTGCCCATAAACATCAACTTTTTCAACTTGGGCAGCGTGCAAGTTTACGTCTCACTAACGGTGAAGCCTCTCAACGGGTGGTTAGCATCTACGACAACGGCGATCAGTGTTGCGATCATCGCGTACCTGAACGCGCTCGCCATCGGCAGCACCGTGTGCTACACATCGTTGTTCGGGCCAGCTTCCTTGTACGGGTCATCGCTCAACGGAACTTTTGAGGTCACTGCACTCACGCTCGGGTTCACGCCAACACCACTGGGCACGACAGACCTTGTGGTCAACTTCAACCAAGCAGCCGCAAGTGTGGCTGGCAACGTAGTTGTTACGGTGCTCTAATGCCACAGCTCTCAGACTATTTGTCGAAGATCCCCAGCCAGCATCGGCAGCAGCCGAAGTTCTTGGCGATAGTTTCCCTGTTCGTGCAGCCGTTCATCGACAATCAAAATCTGTGGGCGCAGATTCCAGCATACTTCAACCTCAACACAGCGCGTCAATGTGCTTGGCCGGAGACGAACTTCGTTTTCGATTGGATCGGAAAGTGGGTAGGCATCGCGCGCAATGGGTTGACCGACGCCGAGTACGCCGTCATTCTCAAGTTGCAGATCGCCCTCAATCACTGGGACGGGACAACGCCGGGAATCTATGCTATATGGAACACGGTATTCGGCGACGCCGTGTCACTACTGGTGCAGGATAACCAGGACATGACTATGTTCGTCACCTACGTCACGCTGCCGGCGATATTCAACAGCGTAGTTTTGGCCCTTCTTATTTCTGGGCAGTTTGACCTTCGCCGGCCGGGAGTAAAAATGCTGGGCCACTTTCAACCAAGCGTAGCAGGGCACCCGGTGTTTGGTTTAGACGTAGAGAACGACTCGATTTCAGGGATTGGCGTGGGCTACTTCGTAGAGCCCATCACAGCGTGAGGAGTGAAGCATGGCAGCAGAAAATGACTTTTTGCCGATAGCGGCGACGCCCACCGCTAATGTGGACACGCAGGCGGACTACGCAGGCGCGGGCTACCAGTTGAACGGCTTCACGCCTGGGCAAACGCTGTCCACACAGTTCAACAAAACTCTGCGGCAGGGCTCCATGGGCATGGCTGTACTGGCGCAGTTCATTGTCAATGTTTTGAACGTGAATGTCCTCGACCAAGGTTATGCGAGCGCGGCTGCTGAGGTGTCCGCGCTCGTGGCGCAATTTGAGGCTGCGCTAACAACGTACATCAGCGGCGCGGGGGTAACGCCGTCAGTTGTGGTGGTGGCCTATTCGACTACGCCAGCGTTCAACGCCGCAGCAGGGAGCATACTCACCCCGGTTTTTCAAATCACGCTCACCGGCAACGTGGTGAGTTCCACGTTGACGGGCGTGCTGCCTGGGCAGTTTGTCACGTTCATCATCAAGCAGGACGGCTCAGGAGGTCATACGTTCGCGTGGCCTGCCGGGGTCAACAACTCCGGCGCCATCGACGCAACCGCTGGAAGCGTCAGTGTGCAGTCGTTTGTAGCCGACAGCACTGGAGCACTGCAAGCAGTCACCGGGATAACCGGGTAGGAGAGCTTATGTTTAAGAACGGAAATTGGAAAGCGTTGGTCGTTGCCGTTGTGTTGCTCGTGGGCATTGCCTGGGCATCCACGAAGATGCAAGACCTGATTATCGTGAACAGCAGCGGATCATTTTATTCGCTGGCAGACACGGCACTCGGCTCTTCACCAACACCCATCTGCACCACCACAGGGGGCGTACTCACCAACAGCGGTTGCACGGCTTCACAGACTCTTGCGCGTGTTTACTTCACAAGCTGCCTGGTGGGCGACGATGGAAATGCGGGTGAGGGGTGCACGGAGAGTAATCATTCGTGGGGAACAACGCTGCCAAGTACGTACTACATTCACTGCCAAACAAGTGGCTGGCCTAGCGGCCCCACTATGGCTAACAGGGATGGTTGGTCCATAAACATTGACAGCCAGACAACCACAACCTTCACGTACACGATTGATAATCGTAACGACGCAGGCCGTGGCTACGCCACGCTACAAATCACCTGCTGGGCCACCAACTAGGAGGAGTGATGAAACGACTTTTGGTTTTTGCAACCATGCTGACCGCGGCGCTCTCGATGGGTGCGCAGAGCTATACGCCCAACTGCAACTTATTCTTGCCGCCCCAAGGCTATCAGCCGTGGACAACGCCGATGAACGAGAATCTCACTCTCATCGACGACTGTCTGGGTGTGCTGCAAAATGCCTATCAGGGTGTGTGGTCTGGGGCTACGATCTACGCAGAGTACCAGCAGGTATCATACAACGGGGCGATTTACATTTCGCTGCAAAACTCCAACTACAACCAAGACCCTGCCACAGCAACAACGTACTGGCAATACTTCACGGGATCTGGCGGAGGCGGAGGCGGCACTCTCAGCGTGGACGGCACGGTAGTATCCAGCCCCAACCTGGACAGCACAACGCCGACGGCAGACTCAGGCTACGTGCTCGGCACGTGGAAGCACAGCGGCAGCAACATCAGCGTGCAATTCCCCACTAGCGGCGGCAGCACCGGGATCCTAGCTGGCGCGAACGTGGTGTTTACCTTCGACTCACAGGGGTTCGATGACAGTCTAAATACCGAGGGCGCTACCACAACCGTAACGGCAGTCAGTATTAGCTCATCCGGGG